TACTCGCCGCCTGACCCTCCGGCGGGGCCTCGTGCCCCGCCCTTCATTTCAGCGGGAGACATAGGATGGCACTCGGCCCTGGAAAATATGACGCGATCGCCACGACGGCTCGCGAGGTGGCGAAGGCACGCGCCGTTGTCCTGATCGTGCTCGATGGCACACGCGGCAGTGGATTCAGCGTCCAGGCGATTGGGACGGATATCTCAGCCAGCCTGCCGGCGTTGCTCCGTCAGGTCGCGAACGGCATCGAAGGAGACATACGTTGACCCCCGCCGCCTTCCGCGCTGACGGTTACCCCGTGGTCCGTATCAGCGGTCCCGATTACTTCGCCCGCCTGCACGGCCGGCTGCGCGCGCGATTGCCGGTCTGGACGATCTACCGGCCGGTGACCCGTGAATACCCTGGCAAGTGGGTGGCGCGCATGCACGTCGCCCTGCCGGAGATAAAGCCGACGCGGTTCGTGATGACGCACGACACACTGGAGGCGTTGCGCGCCCTGCTGCCGCCGGGCCTGGTCAGGGTGGCCGCCGATCCGTCCGACCTGCCGGAGATCGAGGAGACGTGGCTGTGACCCCCGCCGAGTTCAGCGCCGCCTTACAGGCCTGTGGCTGGTCCCAGAGGGAGCTTGCACGGCGCCTGCGGTGTGACAGCGGGCTACCCACCCGCTGGGCGCGTGGAACGGCTCCGGTGCCTCTCCCGCTGGCGCGGTGGCTGGTGTCGGCGTGGGACTGGCACGAGATGCACCCGGCGCCGGACGATTGGCGGGTCTGGCGTGCGGAGGAGATGCGGCGTTAGTCTGCGTCCGTCGCGGGGCTAGTCTGCGACTGTCACCATGACGTCACCTGAGCCGCCGCCGCCCACCTCCTACAGGCGGCGGTTTTTTTGTGCCAAAAATTCATTTTGCAGTCGTGATGTAGCCACCACGACCCCTGTTTTCAAAGACTTTTCTGTAATCCGCTTTTGCGGGGGTCTGCACAGGCCTGAGAGGGCGTCCACGTAAGAAGTATGAAACAGGTGGCTACGGTGGCTACAGTGGCTACACCATGGCTATATACTTGATATTATAGATATTTTATGTAGCTACCTTATGTAGCTACCTATCTTAAAATATATACAGGTGGTAACACAAAGGCATATCAAATGTCAAATGTAGCCGCCTTTCTAAATAATGAGATATCTGAGACAGATTTGTGGCCACCTTGTAGCCACCTTTTTTCGACTGGAATCAGGCTGGTTTTGCTGGTTTTTCCCAGACCTTCAGGACGTGTTTCTTTGCCCGAAGGTTGACCCGTTCCCACCCAAGGGAACGCATGACCCCGCCGACCCGCATTGTAGCCGCCTTGGTCATCTTGTCCTTGGCCATGCCGATCGCGTTTTCAAGGATGACAGCTGACGTGATGGGTTCCGCCGAATTCCGCTCCGGCGATGTCAGCCACTGGACAATGGCGGGTTGCCAGACCTCTTCCGACATGCGGGATTCGGTGGTCGCGGCGGCGGCTCCTTGGGCGTCTTCGCCGTCCAACCAGATGGTATCGCCGGCGGCCTCGCGGACGCAGGCCTCCGCCCATAGCTGTTCCCGGTTCTCCGCGATCCAGGCCACGTCGGCGCATTGGCATGGCACTGGCCACATGCGGGTATTTCCCGTGCTGTCGCGCAGGTAGTCATCGCTGTTCGTGGTGCCTGCCAACAGGGTCTGGCGCGGCACGTCGACGAAATCCCGGCCGTACTGTGGCCGATAGTGATCGACCGAGCGGGACAGGAACGCCTTGATGGTTTCGACCTCTGTCCGCACCAGATGGTCGATCTCGGCGAACTCCAGGCACCACAGGCCGTGCAAGGCAATGGCCGCGTCCCGGTTGGCGAGATCGGGGGGCACGGCGTCGGAGAAATAATCGCGCCCGAACAAGGTCAGCAACGCGGTCGATTTGCCGATGCGCTGCGGCCCTTCCAGGATCAGCATGGAATCGAACTTGCAACCCGGCACGCGTATGCGGCGCACCGCCGCGATCAGGAACTTGGCGCCGACCGCCCGAAAGTACGCCACCTTCGCTTTGTATTCATCGCTGGGCGGCAGAAATTCATTACTGACATCGAACGCGGCGAACAGCCAGCTGTCGATGCGCCTCTGGCCATCCCATGCCAGTCCGTTGAGCCAGTCCCGTACCGGGTGGAACGGGTGGGCCATGGCGGTGACGGCCAGGGCCTCGGCGATCGTGTTACGCTGGAACCGGGGTGCCCAGACGCGTTGCATGTAAGCCTGGATCAGCGAGACATCTTCGTCGTACCAGGATCTTGGGTAGGGTCCCGGCATCAGGAAGCCGCCGTCCTCCGACGGTGGCGGTTCGCGCATGAGCATCCGCCGATCGGTGAACAGGTTATGTCCCAGCATGCCGCGGAACCTGGGGTCATGCGCCATGATGATCAGGGCGTTTGCCAGCGTTGGATGGACCTCGCCTTCCCTGGTGTGGTGCAGGCGGCCGATCCATGATGGTTTGGGCGCCGAGGCGATCGGTATGACGTTGGGCGGCGGCTCGTCATCTTCCATCGACGGCCTCCATGGGATTGCGCCGGCCCGAACCGATCCCCGAGCGGATGGTGTTCCGTGTCTCGTCGTGGTCCAACCCCGCCTGTCGCGCGGCGCTGTAGAGGGCCTCGACCGCCTCCAGCTCGCCGAGCAATCCGGCGCCGATCATCCGGCCGACCTGATACGCCCGCCGGTTCAGGGTTTCGTTGCGTGACCCAAGAGGCGCGTCGATCACCGCCAGGGCCGCGCGATACAGCCGGCGACGCGCCTGGTCGGAGGTGTCGATCGTCACTGCCGCGCGCTTTGGCTCGGGTGGCATCTCGACCAGCCTGACCAGCCACCGAGGCGCGATGGGGGGTGCCACATCCCACGGCGCCCAGCCACGCGCCCATCGATAGGGCAGCCGGGTCACGATATGGATGGAGGGCGGGATGGTCAGGGACAGCATGCCTCGGCGCGGATCGATCCCTGGCGCCGGGTAGCCGGTCTTGCCGACGATCCGCTCGCCGTTGTGGCGGAATATCAGCCCGTAACCACCGCCGCCGGACAAGGAAGTCGGGCGTGGCGGCAGGGCGCCATGGACGGCGACCAGAGCCCTCAGAGCGGCGATTCCGTCCGCCGCGTGGGTCGCCCCGGCGCGGTCGACATCGAGGCCCCACAACCCCGAGGGGCCGAAGATGAGGCGCCAGTTGCAACGCGGATACTCACGGCACCAGCGCGCGATCTGGTTCAGGTCGTCGGTCGCCTGGAGATGCGCGCCGGGATACGCGGCCGCGCGGCTGGAACGGGATGTCGGAAACACCTTGAAGCCCACCAGGGCAGCGCGTTCGATGTCGAGGGGTATGGATGCCACCGATCAGGAGCCGACCAGGGTCACGGTGTGCGATGCGCGGGTGATCGCGACATACAGGCCCTTCTTGCCTTCGTCGGGCGCGCGTTTGATCCAGTCGCGGAACTCTGGCACGTCGATGAACACATGGCGGAACGTCGAGCCTTGCGCGTTGTGCGTGGTCAGCGCGTAGAGCGGGCGGGCATCGACGAACTCGGCCTTGAAGGCGTGGAAGTCCTCCCACGAGGCGATATCGCCGATGGCCGCGCGGGCCAACGTGTCCAGCCGCGCTTTGTGCTCCATCCAGTCGCGCACGATGTGGATATCCACGATGTCGCCTCCGGCCGGTTGGACGCGAAGCTCCCAGGTCGGGATTTCCAGATGCCCGCCGGCGGCGATGGAAACGACCGTGACTTCCTCATTGGTCGCCAATACGATTTCCTTGTTGACGACGAGCGGAGTTCGGATCAGCGCGCGTTCGCCGGACACGAACGGCACCGCCGGGTCGTGGCCCAGCCAGCGGCGCACGCGGGCGTTGAACCAGTCCACCCGGTCGTTGCGCCAGACCAGATACCGGAACGTGTCAGGATCACTGACAAAGGCGGCGGACGTGAAGGCATGCTTCAGCCATGCGTTCACCTCATGGCCAGGCGCGAAAATCCCGGTATCGTCAACCCTGACGGGAGCGGCCCATGACCAATCGGGCATGGCAGCCGCCTGGGAGGCCCGCACGACGGCGGACGCGGCGATGATGGGATTGCCTTCCGCCTGGCGCACGATGCCACGCAGGTGGCTCTCGGGGATCGTGGCGAAGCATCGGCTTCCGGCTTCGCCCACCGGTGGGAGTTGGGCGGGATCGCCAACAAACACGACGGCGATCCCGGCCAACCAGAGTTCGATATGGCGCATCATGGAGGCATCCAACATCGAGGCCTCGTCGATGATGACGAGATCGGCGATGACCGGCGGCGCCTTGGGGCGGCGGACGAAGACCTGTCGCGCGCCCTCGGCCTTTGGCCGTAGGCTCAACAAGGAATGAATGGTGCAGACCGGGATCTTGATGCCGGCGGCGCGCAGCTTACGGCTCAGCACCTCGCACGCCTTATGCGTGGGACCGCAGAGCACGACCTTCTTGTGTGCCCAATGGGTGGCCAACACCTGAATCAGCGTGGTTTTGCCGGAGCCGGCGTGCCCGGTGAGCAGATGAGGCCGGCGCATAACGATCGATGCTTCCAGTTCCCGGAGCGCGCGGGTCTGGTCGTCGTTCAGCGTTATGCCGAGGGGGCTGGTCCCTTGTTCTGGTACCTGGTCCGGAGTTTCTTGCTCAAACTCCAACTTCCCTTCGATAACTTCCAGGGTTTCAATCTGAGCGATGGACAGGCGGATGCTTTCGCCATGCTCGTCGATGCGTTCCTGAACGTCCGCCAGGAAGCCTCTTTCCCACGCGGTCAGAAGAGGACAATCGAGTCCTTCCTCGACGATCTGGCTGACACGCCAGAAATCGTCGAGGGAGCACAACTCATCCATTGGATGCCGCCTTGTGACGTTCGCCGTGACACGGCACACACAGCCACGTCACATTCAAAGGCCGTGAATAATCATCGTGATGTGCCTGAGTGTCAGGAGTGGAGCAGATGGCGCACGGCAGCCGAGTCAGTTTTCCATACCTGAGGGCGTTGCCGACGATGATGTGCGCCGCTCGCTTTTCAGGATTTCGGGCGGCCCATGCCTTCGCCCCGGCGTTTAGTCGTTCAAGGCCGCCGGGTGTTTTTCTGTATGCGACGCGCGAGGCTATTCTGTGCGGGATATTCCCCCGACCTCTGTCATAAGCACGTATGTCCGTAACGTTTGCCTCGCGATGCTTCCGCACGCGAATACGAACGCATTTCTTGCAATGGTTTAAACAGCCGTCTGCCATGGCCTTATGCCGGTAGAATTCTTCCACCGGCATAAAGGAACCGCATGAACGACATTCCTTCATAGGGATTATATCCTAGAACGGAATCTCGTCGTCGAGATCACCAGCCAAAACCTTTTCCCGCGATGCCGGCACCGGACGGCTGATGGTGCGCGCCGCTCCCATGGCCTCGCGCGGCAGATAGTCCACCACCTGGTTGCCAGCGCCGTATTGCCCACTGGCTGGTTTGATCTTCAGCCGCAGGCGCCCAACACGGCTCTCCAGGAAGTCTGGATCGAGTTCACCGCTTTCGTATTGCGAGACCATATCGATGGCCTCGGCCAGATGGCGGGCCTTCCAGGCCCAGTTGTCAGTGCCAAGGACATAATCGAAGACGGTACGATGCCTGCCGTCGCCGAGAAGGATGTGCAGCGTCAGCTTGAGCATATCGTCGCCCTTGGCGGAGCGTGTGTCCTCCGCCTGGTAGACTGAGAAATCGTAATCCCCTGGAGGCAACGGCTCGAACGAGGTCGCGGCCTGGGCTGCTTGTTCTGGGGTGACGGGTTTAACGCGCATGACGATTCTCCTTTACAGCAGAAGCCCGTTTTCGCGGGCGAATTTGATGGGGTGCTTGGCGTGTTTACGCATGTTGCAGGCTGGACAAAGAAGCGCCTCGCTCATGCCGCGATACGCGAACGCAGATGCTCAATGGCTCTTCCGGCGCGCTCGCTGGCCATTTCCTGCCAGGAATTGACGTTCGCCGCCGCGAGCCACTTATCGACGGTGCCTTCTTCCAACTTGACGATGTCGAGCAACCGGGTGATTTCATCCAGTTGTTCTGGTGTCGTGCAGATGATTGGTTCGGACGGTGCCTCGACCACATCCTGACCGATGCGATTAATGAACTCTTCATACGTGAATGCGAACACATCGCTTTGTGGGAATGCCGCGATACGGCTTTTTCTGACCCGTCCATATCGGGACAGACCGCTACGCGTTACCTGAATCGCGAGGTCAAGTTCGTATTCAAGACGCGGCCAGCAATCGAATGTGCTGCCAATCTGGGTTCGCTCGCCAGTCGCCGGATCTTTACCCCATTCAGCGACTTCGCCCGCGATCAGGATTACGTTCATGTTGATCCGGGTCAGCCACGACATAAGTTGCCGCATGTAGCCGACCGCCGGACGTTTATCGGCACCGAACTCGTTTTTCTTGCCAGTGTCCGAAAGCCGTTCCGCCTCGCGCGCGATCTCGTTGGCGAACAGCTTGGTGATGCTATCAATGACCAGGGTTCTCCGGT